CGCCTATCAGAGATTGGCTGGTCCGTACCCACTTTCCAAATCACTCGACGCTTTGTACGAATAAAGTCATCACGTAGAACTACGTACAACTCGTGATTAGGCGTGGCCGTAAGAGTAGGAGCGAGAGACGGCAGTCCTTGAACATACAGATCACACAATTCCGTTGCTTGCTTAGTCCTGCGAGCTGTAACGGCCCGCAGCCTATTCTTGTGTGTCAGAACGAGTTCCCCTACCTCTACCTGCTCTATCGGCTTCTCCCCAGCTGAGGTCTGAACCAACGCCCCGTCTGGGAAACAACCCCAGTACTCACCAGCACCAAGAGCATTTACCAGGATATAGATCTTCCTGGGATTTGGTCTAATCGTTTCAAGCAGATCACGAACAGATGGTAATAGAGGAGCTGCAGTTTTCCCCATACCAAAAAAAGATGCAGCCTTCTCCATCTCTCCTGGTTGGAAGATCTCTACAAGCCTTTCACCATTCTGTCGGTGTGCTTTGAACTGACATACCTTTATTATCACAGTTACTTCTTACCCTTTGTAGCATTATATGCAGACATACCTTCTGATAACATGTCTGCTTGTTCAGGCTTGCCCTGTCGCACATTACGTTGCGTTTCTGACAGCATCTTAGCTGTATCCATAGGGACAGCCACGCTACCCTCATTACCTCTCTCAAGAAGATTTCGTACAAAAGATCCGGCAATCACAGGATCTTTGGCCATGTGCGGAGACATGTGTCTGAGTGAATTGTAAAGAGCCTGTACCTTGGCAGCATCCTGCTGTTGAAGCTCTGGATGAGCATCCAACATGGCTTTGTACTCCATAGGCTTCTTCCACTTATCTACACCCATTCCGATCAATTTACGGATACCACCAAGAGCAGCTGCACCGCCACCAGTAAGCGCACCAAAAGCAGCACCAGCAGTCATTTGCTGTCCAAGAGTATGACCAAAAGAATCTAGTGCAGTAGGTACTCCCTTACCTATCGCAGCTTCTAATGGCTGAAACTTCATCCCCTGCCATAGAGCACCGGGAAGACTAGCAGTTTTCTTCAGTGCAAGAAAGTCTTCTACAGGATTCATGATTAACCCCCCATCTGGTTGCGTAGTACACGCTCATTGTTCCAACCAGACAAACCTTGTAGTGCTTTGTATGCACCATATGCCGCTCCAGCTACTGGAGCAGCATGAACAGCACCAACTAAGATCTTAGGAGCCTTCTTGGATTCTAAGTGTCTGGCGGCACTTTGAGCACCAACATTGGCAGCATCCCACACATGCCCAGCTCCTCTCCTTACACTACCTACAAGCTCCCCTAACGTCTTACCCTTAGCCTCTGAAGCTATCCCAGCAGTTTTTGTTCTGAGCAAAGTCAAAACAGTTCTGTACTCTTTTGTGGTCATGGATCAGTCCTTGTCTTTGCTAGATTTTCTTGCCAATCCTTTACCTGCTGTCTTACTCTAATTGGACACTGCCAATGTGAACTACAGATCTTAACTCCGATCCAAGGACCAAGTACGGACCAAATAGTAAACCAAAGGATGATCATTGCTAGCGCCCACATAGGAAAGTGAACAGTCATTAGCGCACCAATGCGTGTAATTGTTTATTCGCACCAACCAGCTGTTCGTCTAACAACTTAACAGCTGCGTCAAGCACTCTACAAGCATGAGCTGCTTTACTAAAAGCCACATACCCAGTAATTACTGGATGAGCTGGATTTGGAATAGCTCCAGCAGTCTTAGCCAACATGGTCAGTTCCTTGTGACCACGAGCCCGTAGATGACTAGAGACCTTCTGCATCGCCTCTTTGTACAAACGGGCATCTTCAGTATATCCGCTCCACGCTCTACCTATGTCGCCTAGATTCGTTCCAGTTTCTACAGCCTGTGCTACAGAATCACACATATCCTTGGCTAAACTTGAATACAAAATTCTAGCAGAAGCCAATTTACCAGCAGTTTCTTCCTTAGCTCTTTCTAGCCCAACTCTAAGATCATTCACATCATCTACAGGATCAATATGATTAACATGATCTCTAGTACGATTAACTGCAGAAGCCGTCTTAGTATTGTCAGCATGAAAGCCAAAAGCCTCAGCAATCTTACTCATTCCATCCACAGAGGCTATTTTGTAAGACAGTGTTGGGGCCTTATAGTCATCGTTACTTATGTTGTTGAGAGCAGGATTTCCACCATCATTCAAATCCTTGAGGACATATCCTGGGTCTGCTGGACCACCGGTAAATGTCACATTACGCATCTCACCAGCCTTTTCGAACTCAGCTAGGTAGGCATTGGTATTAGCAAACTCACATACTCGCTTTACCTGCTCCGGTGAAAGGCAGGCTTCTTTGACAGTGTCAACTACGCACTCTGAAAGTGAAAGACGGTGCATGCCATCGCTATACAGAGCAGCTGCCTTTTTACCCATCAGTTCAAGTTGTTCTGGGTCTACTGGCTTAGCGGCTCTCTGTAAGGACAGACCAAGTGGTAGGGCTCCTGGTGCATCACTCATGGGGTTCCCCTTTGTGAATAGAATATGGTGTTGACTATGTACACGTCAACACCTCAAAATCAAAACTCATCTATACAGAGATAACATGAAGCACGACGACTTGGGAAGCAAACAGGATGATGAGCATCTTCGTAGATTGACAGACGCCAGAATTGCTAACCTGGAAAAACAAGTAGCCTTTCTCATCCGAGTCAACGGTCTAGACTTATCTTCCTTTCGTACAGCCAGTGATGAAGAACTACTAAAAATATACCAAAATGCTGTGCACATGCTATCTGTGATCGGAAGAGGAGTAGACCTAGAGATCATAGAGAAATGGTCGGACTATTTTCTTCAATTCTCTGAGTACGAATTCACCAGATTACAAGCTATAGTGTCCTTTGATCATACCTGGGAACCATTCTTCCTACTATGTACCAAGATGATGACCCAAGTAAGGCATGACAAACGCCTAGGTGAGAATGTATCCATCCAACAGCTATACGCTCTATTGGATAAGGGTAGACGGAACATCAGGGACTCGGCGGTAGTCATGTGCCGAAAGTATCCAGACACCATGACTGCTAAGGGCAGGATCATTTTGAAGGATAATGATCTATTAGCAGACTTACAGTAGCCAAAACAGTACACTGTACTGTGGTATACGGAAATACCCCTAAAATAGTGAAAAAATGGCTGTTTTGATGGGTATAAGTATAGTGATCCAAAGAACGATAGATATATAGGCTCTCGTTCAAAAGTACTGAGAACTGCATCAGGAGGACACTATGGAGACCGAAACCGACAAGACCACCATGACCAAGACAGCAATCAAGACCATCATCAACCAGCTTTCCACCAACAACATTTCCGGCGAAGACATGGAGCACATCGGGAAAGCCATCGCTTCGATATCGGAGAAGGACAAGGATGCCCTGCGTGCCAACCTGTCCCTCCTCGGCTTCTACAAGAAGGGTGGGGTGTGGAATGCCGGTCTCATCGCCGAAATCGGTGACATCCTTCGGCCGAACATCGGTGCACACGAAACCTCCAAGTCCATCGTCAACGTGGGCCTCAAGGGTCTCGGCCTTGGTGCTGGTGCATACCTGACCTACCAAGGTGGCAAAGCTCTCCTCGAGCGCATGGGTGTGGTGGGTGGTGCCAGCGCGATGATGGCAGCTGCTGCTACCATGAACGGGGCATCCTTCGGAGAGTAGGTCTACACAGACACACTTGATTCGAAGGAGTGTGTCGGGAAGAAAGCCATAGGGCTTTCTTCTTAGCCATAATTCTCAGCTAATCCAGAATCCTGAAGTGGCGCAAAGATATCTGGACGTGGATTTTCAAGGCATGCAGCCAACAAACACAGTAGATGCGAGTGGAATGCATCATCAGTCTTACCGGGCTGCTTCTTATACTCATTCATTCTGAGGCGCTCATTATACTCAGTGAAAATATTGAGCACATCAGATCCGTGGGGCTCCTTGTAGTCTTCCCATCTAGGCAGATCTATTTTCTTAGCCTTCATAGCATTGAACAGATCACTCATGACCTCTGTTCTATGCGTCATCCAGCGTTTAAGATTTGGTTCCCAATAGATCTTCTTTTTCTGCCTTGGGTTGTATTGATACTTCATCACTTTGTGTGCACCAAAGCGCTTGATCAACTTATCATTAGGATAAAAACCACCACCATAGTCAACTCCAATGATCCTAACTTGAAGTTGAGTACACATCTGGGTAATCAGATCTAACTGACGTTCAGGGTCCAGATCTTGTCCAGTAAATCTGTGGCACCAAAAGATAGTGAAGTTTCCAGACCCTAGATAACCACCGAAAGAGATATGTGTGTATGAGGCACTCTCTCCAGGACCCCAGTCAATACCAGCATAAATAGATCTGCCTTGAGCCAGTCTACGAAACTCTTCAATGTCTCCCATCTCAAGCTCTGGTCTACAAATAGCCTGAAGCTGTGCTCTGGTGATGGGACGAACACCAGAGTCGTAAGACATACCCAGCTTCTCATTCATGAACTGAGCACGAGAGTATTGTTCTTGAGCGACTGTGATCTCTTCCCAGTCTACCCAAGGCACCATGATCTGAGGAACACGATAACCCTCGAAGGTAACCTTATCTTTGTTGTCCTCAGTCATAGGCTGCATAGCAGCCCACTGTGCTTTAGGATGACGAGCGTTTATTAGCTCACCACACTTATCACAGATCAATCCAAGAGTTCCTATATTCTTCTCTGCCAAAATATTCCAGTGCCAGGTACTTTGATCACTAGGCAGTCCATGCCTATCACAAGGAACTACCCACTCATTCTGAGTAGAGAATTCACTCCAGTAGTGAGCGATGGTGTTATCTACTGACTTAGGTGTGCCTGAATATAGAAAGAGCTTATAGCTCGAGTGAAAAGCACACTGTTCAATAACTGGGATGTTATCTACCAAAATATCCTGAAGCTCATCGATCAGAACCATGTCCGCTGGAATACCACGG